AGACTACGCCATCATAGATGAGGCAGCATTCATTAAAGACGATGCTTGGAGTGAGGCTATCAAGCCGACCCTACTTGTAAGAGGTAAGAAGGTTCTCTTTATCTCTACACCTAAAGGTAAGAACTGGTTCTACGAGTTATTCCAATATGGGCAGAGTGATGACTACCCTAACTACAAATCCTACAAGGGGAGTTCTTACGACACTCCGTTTATTTCAAGAGATGAGATAGACGATGCCAAGAGAACAGTTCCAGAGGCTATATTCAAGCAAGAGTATTTAGCAGAGTTCATAGATGGTGGTGGTGAGGTCTTCGCTAACATAGACCAATGTACTTTCCCTGCATACCCTAAACCACAAGGTAAGGTATTCGCAGGATTGGATATAGGTAAGCAGGAGGACTACACAGTCCTCACCTTAATGGATTCTAAAGGTAGAATCGTAGACATCTATAGAGACAATAAGAACCAATGGAGTGTAATGATTGCAGAGGTAGTAAAGAGAGTGAGGCAATGGAATGCCTCTTTACTCGTTGAGGTCAATGGTGTAGGTGACCCTATCTTTGAGCAGATAAAGAGTCAGTATGCAAACACCCACCCATTTGTTACTACGAACAAAAGCAAGAACGAAATCATAGAAGGGCTTATATTGGACTTTAATGAGGTGAGTGTACACATACCATCAAAAGAATTATTCAGTCCCTTATACAACGAGTTAAGCTACTTCACATACGAGTATAGCCCAAAGACACGAAGCATTAGATACGGACACCCTACGGGACTACACGATGACACAGTTATGAGCTTGGCTCTATGCAACTACAATAGAAAGAAGAATAAGACTTATGGCACATACGCAGTTAGGTAAGGAGGTAAAGGTTATACTACCAGAGAGTGCAAGGGAACTCACTATTGAGCAGTACCAAAAGTTCCTCAAGGTTGAAGGAGATGAAACCTTCACAATGCTAAAGGCATTAGAGATATTTGCACATATCCCATTGAAGGTAGCCTATGCTATGAAGGCAGATGACATAATGGATATAGGTAGCGACATCTTCACTATGATAAGTGCCAAGCACCCACTCACAAGAAGACTAACCTTTAGAGGCAGGGAGTATGGATTCATTCCTAATCTGGAGGAGATGAGCTTTGGCGAGTACATAGACTTGGATGCTTACCTTGCAGATATGCAAAGCCTACATAAGACAGTTGGGGTCTTGTATAGACCCATAACAAAAGAGAAGGGAGACTTGTATGAGGTAGAACCTTACAATGGTACAGACGGATATTCGGACTTCCCTTTAGATGTTGCATTAGGTGCAACGCTTTTTTTTTATCGTTTAAGCAACAAGTTATTGAAGAGTACCCCGACCTCTTTGGAGGGGGTGAAGGAGATGGGAACTTATCCGCCTCCGCCAACTTTAGTAAGAAGTGGGGATGGTATGGAAGCGTAGACCATTTAGCAGGTGGTGATGTTGCAAGATATGATTCTATTACAAACCTACCCTTGAGACAATGCCTTACTAAACTGATATACGACAAGGACAAAGCAGAGGTAGAGCGTAAGCAGATGAAACTATCTTAAACACCTTTTGCTCATAGAGGTTAACTTATCATAAGAGACTACTATGAGTTCATTCTACGACATTACAACAAAGATAAGAGAACACCTTATTGCTAACTCTCAAGTCAACACAGTTACAGAGGGTGACATCTTTGAGGTAGACCTCAACAAGCAGACTATATTCCCCTTGTCACATATTATGATTAACAATGTGACCTTTAACGACATTGGTATTACCTACTCAATGAGCATTCTATTTATGGATGTAGCTGATGTGAGTAAGGATAACCCAAGAGATGAAGCCGAAATCTTCTACGGGGTAGATAACAGACACGACATTCTAAACACCCAACTCTTGGTTGCTAACGATTTAGTAAGCCACTTAAAGAGAGGTGACCTAATGCAAGACAAGTACCAGTTAAACGGCACTCCGTCTTGTGAACCTTTTGAGGATAGATTTGAGAACCTATTGGTAGGTTGGAATCTTACCTTATCTATTGACATCGCTAATACTATTACCACTTGTCCGTAACTAAAAACACAGAGATGGTACTTCGGCAGTTTGCCGAGCGAGTGATTAAAGCAGCGAGACTTAATCTTGGTGCTACTCGTACTATCACTTATAATGATGGTAAGAAAAAGAGACGAAGACAAGTATCCTCTGGAAAGCTGAAGGATAGTTTAGATTACGATTTAACAACGGGTGTACACCTACTTATGTCTTTCACTATGGAGGACTATGGTAAGTACATTGATGAGGGGGTTAGTGGTACGAAGTACAAAGTGCCTAATGGAAGTAGATTTGGTTTTGATGGTAAGCAACCTCCAAAGGGTTCTATTAGAACTTGGATGGCACAAAAGAAAGTTAAGGCAAGAGACTTAAAGACCAATAGCTTTGTGAAGCAGACAGAGGCGAACCTTGATAGAGCCGCCTTCTTAATAAGCAGAAGTATTAAGCAACGAGGGATTCCCAAGAGTGAGTTCTTCCAAGCACCATTTAGATTAGAGTTTGAGAAGTTACCAGAAGAGGTACTCAAAGCAGTCTCAATGGATGTAGATGAATTTTTGAAATTTACCAAGCGATGAGTGTAATAACACCCGACCAATTAGTAGGGGCAAGAAGCCCAATATATATCACCGCAGGATACTCTGCTCTTGCAGGGTCTATAACGGACATTACCCTTGAGGTGTATATATGGAATGCAGCAAGAGGTAGTAGACCTGCCTCTGCTCAATACACTTTGTTTAGAGATGTGTTTGCAGGAACTGATGTATCCTTTGACATTGCACCTTTAGTAGCAGAGTACATAGAGAACGACTATAGTAGTACAAGTATCACGGCTGCTCAAGCATCTATTGATAAGGGTGTATGGTGGGTGCAGATAGATTACGATGTGAGCTACATCAACAAGGCAGACCCACCTGCAACAGTTAACGATACAGGAAGCTCGGACATCTTCCCTGTAAGCAATGGATACCACACCTTTGCAGAGGGTGCTAACTTTGAGATTCCTTCATTGTTCTTGAATCAAGTAGATAGGGTATATGTAAAGGAGTCTGGCAACGAGGTGTTGCCTATATGTATTGGTAAGTATGGTGCAGAGGATGTAGAGGAGATTTTGTTTAGTAGTGTTGATGACGATTTTACTATTGACCTCACTTCTTTCCACAACCCTGCACAACCAGAAGGTTCTATTATTGATTTCCCTATAGGGGCAACCAACCTTACTACCTACCTTACTGCGTTAGGATTTATAGGAACGATGCCAACTGCATTAGATACCTATACATTAGACTTGCAGGGTAGCGCAGGTTCTTTAGATATTGTAACGGTTGAGAAGGTATGTGAACCTAAATACACTATAAATACTATTGAGTTTATAAACCGCTATGGTGCTTGGGAATATATGCACTTCTTTAAGGCGAGTCAAGATAGCTTTAATACTACGAGTGAGCAGTATAGAAAGTCATTGGGTACATCTTCAACAAGTGGATACAGTTACGATTCTACTGATGAGATGTATAAGCAGTACAATACTAATGGTAAGACACGAACTACTTTAAACACAGGATTTATAGTAGAGGGATATAAGGAGACTATAAAGGACTTAATGATGAGTGAGAGGGTAATGCTCAACGGCACACCAATAACTGTTGTAAGCAACTCTATGACCCTACAGAAGTCTGTTAACGATAAGACTATCAACTACACAATAGAGGTAGAAGAAGCATTTGATACAAGGTATGTATAAAGTAGACCTTTACATAGATGGTCAAAGAGCTGACCTATTCCAAGATGAGAACATAGAGATAAACTTGAGTGTCCAGAACATTAAGGACATCTCAAAGGTCTTTGGTGATTTCACCAATAGCTTTTCTATACCTGCATCTAAAGCTAATAACAAGATATTTAAGCACTACTACAATGTAGATATTGATGGTGGGTACATATCCAACTTGCGTACTGATGCGTTCATAGAGGTGAATAGCAACTTGTTTAGAGCAGGGGTGTTAGAGTTGGAAGGTGTGCAAATGAAGAAGGGAGAGCCTTCGTCTTATAGTGTAGGGTTCTATAGTAATGTCACTTCTTTGAAGGACAAGTTTGGTGAAGACCAACTTAACGACCTTGACCTATCGTCATACGACCACGCCTACAACGACACGAACATTGTAACAGGTCTTAATGGGTATGTAAGTGGTACAAGCAGTTCTATTATCTACCCTCTTATCTCACCTGTAGCGAATTGGTATTATAATAGCGCAAGTAATGACCACGAGCCTAACAATATCTCATACCATAGTGGGCATAACGAACACGGAGTATTCTACTACGACTTAAAACCTGCAATTAAGTTGCAGAAGATTATAGATGCGATAGAGACGAAGTACGGAATAGAGTTCCAAAGTGACTTCTTTGATAGTGCCGACTTTGGTAAGCTATTTATGTGGTGTCATAGGAGAGCAGGTTATATGTTCAAAGACCAACCATTATCTGTAGGTGGAGAATTAATACCATTGGTAGATGGAGGGGGTACGGATTGGAACAATACGCTACATAGATTTGATGTGACATCTTCATCAAACCCTGCATTAATATCTTACAGTCCTTCTGCAACTGCCTCTACCAATTATAGAGTAGATGTATTTATTAATGACGAACTATTCTCTTACAAAGAACATTCGGGTAGTGCAACTAATGTCTTTGTTTTTTTACCATCCCTTTCAGTAGGAGATTATGTAGATATGAGGTTAGCACCATCGGGTGATAATTCTGCCGTCACCGTAGGGATGGTAGCTAATTGGTATGCCGATGCATCA